AATGTCAATGTAACTTTTGCCGGCGGCGCAACATCAAACGCAACAAACGCCAACGGTATTGCACCGGTTTGGGCTGATGTTGTTAATTTGATGAAAGCGGTTGAAAACGCAAACGGTGAAGGTGTTGCATATTTGACAAACCCAAAGGTGAAGGCAGCATTGCAAACAATTCCCCGTCAATCATCAGGTGTTGAAGGCAATTTCATTTGGCCCGCGGGCGGTTTTGATTTGAACGGTTACCCCGTTGCTACATCAACACTTGTTCCTTCAAACTTGTCAAAAGGTAGTTCATCTACATTGTCGGCCATGATTTTTGGTGATTTCAGCAAAATGGCCATCGCTTCATGGGGTGGAATGGAATTGACTGTTGACCCATACAGCGGCGCAACCGCCGGTTTGACCAATGTTGTGTTGAACGCTTATTTGGATTGCAATTTGTTGCAACCAACCGCATTCGCTGTTTGCAAAGACATCGTTGCATAATTAATTGCCCGTGCGGGGGCATTAAAGTTCGCACACGGTGGGTCAACTTGACTGTTTGGCCCACCGGCCATGAAAGTGAAATTTTTGATTAACCCATCGGGCAAATTTAATTTGTCGTACAATATTGGCGAAATCGTTGAAATGGAATCCAAACAAGCGGAATTATTGTTGGAGGCCGAGGCGGTTGAACTGGTTATTGAAGAAGTAGTTGAAAAGCCCAAAGCAAAGAAAAAACCCGTTAACCCTGAAACCGCATTGGACGCGGAATAATCATGTTTGTTGCACGCAATTACACCGCATTTTCACACGCCGCAACCGATTATATTTCGGTCGCTGATGCAAAGACGCATTTACGCGTGACATCATCATCGGATGACACATACATCGGTGGATTGATTGCAATGGCGTTGGATGCGTGCGGTCAATATATTGGCTATTCAGTAAGAAAAGCAACGGCCAAATATGGGTTTGATGGATTCACCGGACAACCGGCATTGATTAACCCGGTGAACGGGTTAAATATCCCGTCCGGCAATTATTTGCGAATTAATTCACGCGTTTTGGCGGTGAATTCCGTTTCTTATGTAAACGATTCCCAAGCCATCACCGCATTTGATTCCGCTGATTGGATCACCGCGCCAAATCCAATGGGTTTGTTTTCGCGAAACATATTTATTGAAAACGCGCCAACAAGCGTGACCGATGATGTTATTAAATACATTGTTGAAATCACCGAAGGTTTTGAACTGGCAAGCGCAACAAGCGTAAACCCCGACACATTGTTTCCGGCATCAATTAAACATGCGGCATTGTTGTTGATTGGTCAATATTATGACAACCGAATGGCCATCACCGTTGGTGTTCAAAACAACCCAATTCAATTCGGTTTTCAGTATTTGTTAGACCCTTACAAAATTAGCGTTATATCATGAACCCCGGATTGATGGATGAATTGGTCACGGTGGAACAATATTCCATGACAACGGATTCCAACACCGGTGAAAAGTTGCAATCATGGACGACCTATTCAACCCCGTGGGCAAGGATTCAAGAAAACGAATCGGGTTCAGAAACCGTTGATGCAGATAGGAGAGAACACAAACAAACAGTTTTATTCACCGTTCGTTATGATTCCGGCATCAACCCAAAAATGCGCATTCTTTGGGAATCGAAATATTACAACATTATCAACATTGCGGATTTGGAACGCCGGATGTATTTGAAAATTCAAACTGAATTGGTAGAATGAAAAATTTGAAAGGATTGGGTGAAACCATCATGGCGTTGGAAAAAATTGGTGTTGGATTAGACACAGAAAAATTGCGTGCGCAAATTCGTCAAGAAGCGCAACCAATTATTGACACCGCGCGGTCACTTGCCCCAATGGGCGAAGGCGACATCCGAAATTCAATTGGGTTCATTACAAATCAGGATTCAAAGTTTAAATATACTGTATTAATTGCGCCGAGAATGGAAATGGAAAACGCATACAAGGCCATTTGGTTTGAATTTGGAACATCACCCCGATTTACAAAAAACGGATCATTTAGGGGAGCAATTCAGGCGAAACCATTTATGCGCCCGGCGTTTGACATGCATAAAACAAGAATTGCCGAGGCAATAACCGAAAACATAAGAAAGGATGTTGTTGAATTGGCAAAAAAATATAATATCACAACCAAATAAAAAAAATAAAAAAATAATATCATGGCTACAACTGGAATTACCAACGGAACGCTGATTGCAATTTACAAAGACATCAGCGGCACATTGACCAAAATCGCAAACGCGACATCAAACGATTTTTCAATCACCAAAGACATGATTGAAACCACCAACAAGGATTCAGCCGGTGCGAAAGAATACATCGCGGGCGAATACGGATACACCATGAGTGTTGAAGGTATGTTTGAAGAAGATGGCAGCGTTGGCGCGGGCATCAGCTGGAAAGAAATCATCACCGATTTGTTGGCGGGAACATCCGTGACAATAGTGATGACATCAAATGTCAGCGGCGATTTGAAATTGAGCGGATCAGCATTTTTCAATGATTTGAATTTGACCGCCCCACAAAATGATGTTGCGACATTTACCGCATCAATTCAGGGAACGGGCGCATTGACCGTTGGCACAATCTAATTTTGAATTTGTTGCGTATATTCGCGACATGAACACGATTACAATCGGGGGTGTTCAACACCCCCTTTTTTTTAACATGAATTCATTGCGCAACATCATGGCGCATGTTGGGATGGATTCTTTTGCAGATTTGCAAAAATCAATGGATTTGGCGAAATCAATGGATGTTGCAATCACTTGTGCGTTTTATGGCATTAGTGAAGGTTATGAAATGAAAAACGAACAAAGCCCGTTTCAAACTGAAATTGAAATTGCGCGTTTGGTCACAAAATACACCGAATTGATGCCGGCATTGAATGGATTTACCCAAGCGATTTCCGATTTTTTTCATGTTGACGAAGTAGACGAAAAAAAGTAAACGCCATCAATGACGGCCCGGCGTTGACATGGCGAATCATTGAACGAATTGCGTTTGGTGAAATGGGTATGTTGGAAAAGGATTTTAATCAATGCACGCCATATTATTGGCGCGCTCGATTGGATGGCATGCGTCAAACACAACATCAACAATTTCAAAATGATTGGGAAATGACGCGATGGATGGCGGCAACAATTATGTCACCACATTTGAAAAAACCAATCAGCCCGCAAAAATTGATGAAATTCCCGTGGGAACAAACGGACCACGATGATATTGTTGCAAAGGTTACGCGCCATGCGGATATATTTGCGAAGTTGACACCGCCCGCCGAAGCATGAACGCAATAAACGCCATTTATAATATTTTGTCAAACAATTCAGCATTGACCGCCGTTGTTTCAACGCGGATCAACCCATTGCGTTTGCCACAAGAAACATCATTCCCCGCAATCACTTATCAAACAATTTCCGTTGTTCCGCATCCATCAAAATCAGGGCCATCGGAAAGTGATTTCGCGCGTGTTCAAATCAATTCATTTGGAACAACATATCAATCAGCGGTTCAAGTTGCCGATTTAGTTCGAACGGCATTACAAGTTGCGACACCCGGTGTTTTTAATTCCGTGAGTGTTCAAACGATATATTATGACGGTGAAGCGCATTTATCCGAAGATTATGCGGGTTTTGCCGGAATTTATCACATTGCATCCGATTACATTATTAATTACGCACGATAATGGCAAAAAGTCAATCATTGAACATTGTAATTGGTGCAGACATTGAAAACCTTAAAAAAGGTTTAGATTCCGCAATTGTGGCAACCCAAAAAGCCGGCAAAGAATTGTCCGGCGCAACTGGTGAAGCCATTAAAGGCATGCAGCAACAATTTGAACGGTTGGCATCGTCAAAACCTTCAATGGCAACTGTTCGCCAAATGCAACAAATTGCCATGACGGCGCGTGCATTAGGCCCGGAATTCCAAGATTTTGCAAATGATGTCATTCGTTCAGCTGGTCAAATTCAAGATGCCGTGGGCGACATGCGCGCGGAAGTTAAATATTTTGCAAGTGACACACGCCGGTTGGATGCGGTTTTGGGAGGTATTCAAGGCGTTGCGGGCGCGTTTGGCGCAGTCGAAGGCGCAACCGCGATGTTGGGAATTGAATCAAAAGATTTGCAAAAAACGATGGTTCAATTGCAAGGCGCAATTGCATTAGTCAATGGGTTGCAAGCGATTCAAAATGCGTTGCAAGCCGAATCGGCATTTATGGTTGGAATTCAAACCGCAGCCGTACGAATTCAAACATATGTCATGGGGCAAGCAACGGTCGCGGCCCGCGCATATGCAACGGCATTAGTGGCCACCGGTGCGGGCGCAATATTGGTTGCAATTGGCCTAATTGCAGCGGCAATGGGTTCGGTAAAAAAAGAAACCAAAGAAGCAACCGAAGAAGTCAACAATTTTACAAAAGCATACGAAAAACAAGCGGAAAAAGCCAAAAAAACAAGTGAAATCCGCGAACAAATTTCTGATGACTTATTAAAAAATGAATTAAATGCCGCAAAATTAAAAGGCGCAACTGAATCCGAATTGGCACAAGTGGAAATAAATTTTTTGCAAAAACGCAAAGAAAGATATTTGGCAATGTTGTCGTCATTCAATAAAGGTTCAGCCGATTATTTACAATATCAACGCGACATTTCAGCAATTCAAAATCAAATTGATGAGGTGACAACCGAATCACAAATAAAAAATGCAGAGAAACGCAGAGAAAAGAAAAAAGAACAATTAAAAAAAGAAAATGAAGATGCGATAAAAGCAATTCACGAACGCCATGCCGGTCAAATGGATGCTGAAAAGTTTTTGACCGAGCAAGCCAAAAAGCAACAACAAAAACGCACCGAAGCGATTGCAAAATCCAAAGAATTAACCGGTGAAAATTTAATTAAAGGCACGGCGGTCGCCCCGGTGTTGGTTCAAGTTCAAATTGATCCCAAAAGCCGGTCGCAAATTGTTCAGGATTTCGACAAATTGATGACCGACATGGCAATGGCGGTTGAACGATTGGGTGAAGATATTGCAATATCATTGGGCGAAGCGTTGGGAAATCAATTGTCCGGTCAAGGCAATGGCATTGAGGGGTTTGTTCAATCAGTTGTTGGCCAATTGGGCAATTTTGTCAAAACAGTCGGAAAAATGTTGATTGCGTATGGAATCAGCGTTCAAAAATTTCAAACCGCATTTATCCAACCACAAGTTGCGGTTGCAGCCGGTATTGCGATGGTTGCATTGGGTACGGCGGTGGCAAACCAAATGAAACAAGGCCCAAGCGTGACCGCGTTTGCCGATGGTGGTATTGTAAGCGGACCAACATTGGGTTTGATGGGTGAATATCCCGGCGCGCGCAGCAACCCGGAGGTCATTGCACCTTTGGACAAATTAAAAACATTGATGAAGCCCGAACAATCATCCGGTTATGTTGCGCAAACGCACATCAGCGGACGCGATTTGGCCATCGTTTTGGAAAGATACAATAAAGATTCACGGCGCGGATAATGGCAAGGATTTACAAAGGTTCGTTTTTATCAATTACAAATGTTGAATACCGGGTTGAATTATGGGATTCACCATCAGGAACAACACCGGAAATTGTTGCGCGTTTATACAATGCGCGGGTTCAATCGGCCGGTGGATATATTGAAGGCCAAACATGTTGTTTTGACAAATTAGAAGCATTGAATTCATCGGTTGAATTAACATTGGCCGGCGATGGAATCAGCATTGAAAGGCAAGGCGAATCAGATTCAGTTTATAGCAATTTTATCAGACCATCACGCGCAATCGCCCAATGGGTGATGCCGGATCAAAATACATTGGATGATTTTGTCGGAATTCAAACCGAAGCGGAAACCGCATGGGCGATGTTAATATATCGCAATGATTCATTGATCCATGTTGGCCGCGTATTGGCCGACCAAATGACGCGATTACGCGAATCCATACAAAGCAAACCAATCATTGATTTGGTGGCCGTGGATGGCCTTGAATTGATGGATGGGTACAAAGTGCAATCATCATGGTTTTCGGATGAATACATCACAATCAACCAGTTGTTTCGCCGTTGTTTGGACACATTGGATTTGTCGGATTATTGGGTTGTCAATGGAACGCCACAACAATATTTGTATGATGGCACATTGTTAAACGAAGATAATGCGGCCCGATTAGGGTTCGACATGTATAAACTTTTTGAATATACATTTTTGGAAAATTTTGATCC